ATCGGGGACGTTGAACTTGCCCCTTTATCGATGGAGATCCATTCAAAGCTTGTTGATGCAATAGCCAACTACGACATGGCCGACTTGGATGGGGTCGTTATCCGGTCCAAGAACCAACTACGCTATTTTATCGGTGATGCTACCGATGCGGCTATAGTAGACTCTGCGGTCGGATTCATTGGCGCACTTACCGAAAATAGCGGATCATTAAAGTGGGAATTTGGCGAGTTACTGGGCATCCGCACCTCGTGCTGCACAAGCGATTATATTGGCACCCAAGAAATAATTCTGCACGGCGACTACGATGGTTTTGTCTACCAGCAAGATGTCGGCACCAGTTTCAATGGCCAAGATATTCTGGCAGTTTATGCCACCCCATATTTGGATTTTGGCGAGACTGAGCAGCGTAAGATCATGCGCAAGGTAAACACCTTCGTCCGGGCAGAAGGCCCGGTAGAGATGCTTCTTTCCGTGACATACGATTGGGGTGATCCTGATGCCGTGTTGCCCTCAACTTATACGCAAAACTTGATCGGTGCGCCCACCGTGTATAGCGGCAGAGGCGTTAACTATGGGGCGACTAACGTAATTTATGGCGGCCCAACAAAACCGATTATCACCTCTGACATTCAAGGTTCAGGTTTCTCGACACAGGCAACCTTCGTAACTGTTGGGCAATTATCAAGCTACACCATTCATGGAATGGTTTTTGAATTTACGGCTGCAGGGAGACGATAGAATATGGCAGGTTATACAAGGCAATCAGCGGCATCGATTACATCTGGTGCAACGATCACTGCCTCGCCAATCAATGCAGAATTAAATAAGGTCTTAGCGGCCTTTGTTAATACAACTGGTCACAAGCATGATGGCACTGCAGCCGAAGGTCCGGTCATTGGCCTGATTGGAGATCCTGGTGTTGTTGCGCCATTGAATAAGGTTGTTGTGGATAACACAAACAATCGGATCGGCGTCTTCGTTGATGCGTCTGGTGGTGGCTCGACCGTAGAGCAAATACGGATTTCAGACGGTGCAATTTTGCCTGTTACTGATAATGACATTAACCTTGGAGCCAATGGCGCAGAGTTTAAAGACCTTCGCCTAGACGGCACAGCTTACATCGATATTTTAGAGGTGCATGAAGGTTCAACCATTACTGGCGCACTAACCGTTTCTGGCACCACCGCTCTTAACGGTGGTTTGACCATGGACAGCAACAAATTCACTGTTGCAGATGCAAGCGGAAATGTGACTACAGCAGGTACTCTAGCGGTGGCCTCTAATGCCACGGTCGGCGGCACTCTGGCTGTAACTTCTAACACCACGGTCGGGGGCACTCTTGGCGTAACGTCTAACACCACGGTCGGCGGCACTCTGGCAGTAACGTCAGCGATCACAGCCAACGCTGGCGTAGTGATTGATAACATCACAATCGATGGCACAGAGATCGATCTTTCAACTGGCGATCTGACATTAGATGTTGCTGGCGACATAATACTGAATACGGATGATGGTATTGTATTTTTAATAGACGATGACGAAACTTTTGGCAGTCTGGAAAATAATAGCGGCAATTTAAAAATCAAATCAGGCACGACATTAGCAGCGACTTTCGCTGGAGCAAACGTCGATCTGGCCGGTACGCTTGATGTTTCTGCAGCAGCAACATTCGACAGCACTCTTGCCGTGACAGACGTGCTGTCTCCTGCCACGCACGTCGACATGCCAGACAATGCAAAGATCAAGCTAGGTACAGGCGATGATTATACTGCCTATCATGATGGCACAAACTCGTATCTGACCAATGCCACAGGCGTTCTCAAAGTTGCTACCGAAACAAGCGGCATTGCAGTTACAATCGGACATACCACCTCTGAAGTTACTATAGGTGATAACCTCACTGTAGCAGGTAACCTTACTGTCACGGGTACTCAGACGGTGGTTGATACCGTCACTATGAATGCCGCTAATGCCATCGTTTTCGAAGGCGCTACCGCCGACGATCACGAAACTACGCTAACAATCGTTGATCCTACAGCAGACCGCACGATTAACCTTCCAAACCAATCTGGAACGGTTCCAGTTTTAGCGGCGGCATCTAATACAGCAGTTTCATCTACCCCAGAAGAATTAAACATAATGGACGGTGGAACTTCTGCCACCAGCACAACCCTTGCAGATGCTGACAGAGTAGTGGTGAATGATGCTGGCACGATGAAACAAGTCGCATTAAGCGACTTTGAGACGTATATGGAGACCTCTCTCGACACGCTGGCAAACGTGACCACAGTTGGCGCTTTGAATGCAGGTTCGATCACCAGCGGCTTTGGAACAATCGATAATGGTGCGTCTGCTATAACGACCACTGGAACTGTGAATTTTGGCTCACTAGCTGATGGTACGATTACGATCACAGGCTTCGTTGATGAAGACAATATGGCGTCTAATTCAGCCACATTAATTCCCACCCAACAATCTGTAGAAGCTCGTATCCAAGAGGTGAATGGTTCAGCCAACAACATAGATGGCCTCACAGCATCCGCAGCCGAAGTAAACATCCTAGACGATGCCACGCTGACCACGGCAGAATTAAATATTCTGGACGGAAGTGCTACCACTCAAGCCACAGTTACGCTAGTCGGCACAGATGGTGTGGTTATCTCTGATGCGGATGTGATGAAGCAAGCACTTGTATCAGACTTTGATACATACGTTTCTGGCACAACTAAGACGCTAAACAACAAGACTCTCGCCAGCGGGTCCATCACTAGCGGCTTTGGCACCATCGACACTGGTGCTTCTGCAATCACCACAACAGGCGTAGGAAGCTTTGGATCTTTAGGCATCAGCGGTGCCATCGATGTGGATGGCGTTACAAATTTAGATGTGACTGACATTCAAGGAAATCTGACTGTTGGTGTGAATGACACCGGATACGATGTTAAATTCTTTGGCGCTACTTCCGGGCAGTTTTTGAAATGGACACAGGCGCAGGACGAATTAGTCTTAGCGGGAGACAGTAAGCTCTCTTTCCATGATGCTGCTGGTGGCGAGAACATCATAGCCTCTGCTAATGGTCATTTGGAAATCAACTCTGGCACAACTATCGATGCCACAGCACCAACTATTCAGGTTAATGCCAGTACTCTTTTCGATGTGAATGGCGATGCAGATATTAGCGGCTCGTTGCTGCAAACTGGCGTGGCTACATTCACTGAGAAGCCAATCGCTAATAAAGGGATTTCAGTAAAAAATGGCGCAACTGGCCCCGGATTTATTGAGTTCTTCGAAGACAGCGACAGCAGCGGCGGCAACAAAGTCACGCTGATCGGCCCCGCAAGCACCGCAGACGTAACATTAACTCTACCTGCCGCTGCTGGCACCATTGCTACAACAATTAATGTGAACGACGAGGCAGTAGCTCTGGCAATCGCACTCGGATAAGGAAATCAAATGGCTAATACTTTCAAAGTAATCTCGAAAGCTGGAGTAACCAGCCTAGACGTAATTTATACCGTTGCAAGCGGTACTAGCACGGTGGTCTTGGGCTTGCTGCTGGGTAACACAACGTCGAGCCAGACCACAGCTACCGTCACGCTGAACACCGACACTTCCAACAGATCGGGCGCAAATAACGAAGCTAATCAGCCCGTAGAGCTAATCACGAATGCGGCTATTCCTGCTGGATCAACGCTCTCAGTTCTAGACGGCAAACTTGTTATGGAACCCACCGATGAGCTTAAAGTTTCGGGATCAGCAGCAACAGATGTGATCATCTCCGTCATGGAGACCACATAATATGGCTGGGTATATTGGCAATAGGGCTGTTGGTCTAAATGTTACTACAGGCAACATTCTTGGGGATGTTGCTGCGGGTGGCGATGTAAGTGTGGGAGACGATCTTACAGTTACAGATGACGCTGCCATTGGCGGCAATCTTGCCGTAACAGGCGTAGTCACAGCCAACGCTGGTGTGGTTGTAGATAACTTCACGCTTGACGGGACTACTCTGGCTCTAAGCTCTGGTGACTTCACGCTTGATGTAGCTGGCGATATTATTCTGGATGCGGCTGGCAATGATTTTATTTTAAAATCAGGAGCAACTGGGACGCTTCTTGTAGCGGGAGACACCACTGGCGGCGATTTTTACATGAGGGTTGAGCCAGCCGACAAGAATTTTAAAATCAATGGTACTGACGGTTCAACTGCAATTACTGCCTTAGACCTTGATATGGCACTTGCTGGTACGGCTACGTTTAATAGCAAAATAATCGCAAGCAATGGTCTGGGCGCAACAAACGGTGTTACTTTTTTTGAAGGGTATTACACAGCGGGAAATAGCATCAACACTTTTGGGAGTATGCGAAGCTCTGGCGCAACTATGATTGGTCGTGGTGTTGAGCCGTCGGGGTCAACAGGTGACGGTTTTGTTTCTTCAATGGCTGGTAGCACAGAAAGGGCAGCAATTGAGCTAGGTCTAAATACAATAACATTTAGCGGCGCAGCAGCATCAAACGTAGCCAGAGGCACTGCTGTGACAATGACTGACCGCATGACCATTGAAACCAATGGCGATGTCACCATTGAAGACGGAAACCTAGTAGTCGGCACAGCAGGTCACGGCATTAATTTTCATAATTTCGGCACTGGCTCTACTATTGATAACAATTTGCTGAATGACTATGAGGAGGGGAATTGGACTCCAACAATTACTTCAACAGTAGCTGGAATTGATTACGCTACGTCTACAGCATCAGGTAAATATACAAAAATCGGAAGGTTAGTTACTGCTAATTTTCTAATTGTTGTATCTGGTGTGACTAATGATGGTGGTAATGGAAATAAGAAAATAGATGGATTACCTTTTACCCAAGATAGTAATACATACCAACAAGTAGGAGTAATAGGCTATAACGATGTTTTTGCAACGGATATAGGTAGTCTTTATGCAATCAATGCCGATTTGCAGATTATACCCGCTGGAGTAACACAAGGTAATGAAGTCGGAGTTATAACAACAGGTTACTTGACGGGAAGTATTACCTATACAGTACAATAGTTAACTCTGTGGGATAGCAGGGTCGGACAGTCCATAAAAGGAGATAAAATATGGCAAATGGTGACATAACAAAAGTAATAGAGTTTGACAAAATTGAGGTCATGCAATCTTGGAGCATACAAGTTCGCAAGGCGACTAAGATCATGGAAGAAGGTTCCTCTGGCGCACTGACAGAACTTAGTCGCAACTTCCACAGGCATGTTCTTCAGCCGTTTAATTCAGTATACACGCCAGCAGTAATTGCTGTTGAGGCTGTAACAGCAGTAACTGAACAGACAGACAGCGATGGCAATGTGACCAGAGAAGCGGTTGAAGCTGTAACAGCGGTAACTGGCGTAGATGCAAGCTGGGCGCACACCGCCACAGACATCAGTGGTGAAGCTGCAAGCGTACAAGCTATTGCTAATGCTGCTTGGACTGACGCCGTTAAGGCTGCTTACAAAGCAATGCGTGAAGCACAGACTACTTAAACTACCCGCTCGGCATTTCGGCCTTGAGCATCTAAATCCCAACACGAGGAAAATCCATGTCAGGCTATATCGGCTCAACCCCTGTACCACAGGCTACTCAGCACCGTGAGACATTCACAGCCACATCTGGGCAAACCACTTTTGCTACTGCTGGCTACACTGCAGGGTTTGTGGATGTCTATCTTAACGGCAGTCATCTAAGTCCTGCGGATTTTGTAGCAACCAATGGCTCAGATGTGCTGCTTGTAAGTGGCGCTGCTGCGGATGATGTTTGTGACATAATTAGTTATAGTGCTTTTGAAGTGAACAGTCAGACGTTTACGGGTGACTTTACTGTAGATGGTACTACGCTTGTAGTTGATAGCACTAATAATCGGGTTGGTGTTGGAACAGGTGTTCCAATCCATGCCTTGGATGTAAATGCTATAGCAACTGGAGCCATCCCAACAAACGCTGACATTGGCGCATCCAATGCAAACCAGAACTATTTCGGATTTCATAACTCTAGTAACAGTGCGACATTCTCTGGGCTTGCACTTGAGACGAGGACATCTGGTGCTGCAAGATGGCTAATTGCTAATGAGTGGCAGGCAACTTACCTTGGTGATTTAGTCTTTAGAGTGAGAGATGGCGGCACTTCTTCTTCTGAAGTCATGCGGATTAACTCCGCAGGTGCAATCACCAAGCCATTACAGCCAGCGTTTTTGGTTCAGCCTGCATCCCAACAAAATAACTTAGCTGGTACAGGTGCTACTATAAATTTTGCTACAGAAAGATTTGATCAAAACGCAGACTGGAATGTCCAAACTTTTGCAGCACCAGTAACTGGAAAATATCAATTTAATTTAAATTTAGTTCTTTTGGGAGTAGACGCAGATATTAATTATTATCAGGTAAGGCTGCAGACCAGTAACCGTAATTATTTTTATGAGTTTGACCCTGATTTTGGTCAAGACCCAGAGAGGTGGACTGTTAGTTATAGCGCATTGGTTGACATGGATAAGGATGATACAACTACAGTGGTTATGTCATTTTCCCCAGATAACGTCTCATCTACAGTTGATGTAGCAACATCATCTGATTTTTCAGGCTTCTTAGTTTGCTAACTAATGGGCGAAATAACCCTGTCTTAAAGGAGACATAACAATGGCAACAATTACACTAACAGTAGACGTAACGGACACAGAGCAAGCAATCTTGCTAAACGACTTGTTAAGCATCAATGATTGGCTGCAAGCTGCAATGGCTGGCAAGAAAAACAACTGCTGGAAGCGGATGCAGCAAGAGTGGACTACACGTCTGATGAACGATGACAGCTTTACTGATAGCATCCCAAGCAATCAGGCAGCATTTGTAGCACTGGTTACTGGTCGGTCAGACTACAAGACACGCACAGAGCGTGATGCAGCAAGCAGCATTGGATAATCACAGATGACTAGAGCTAGAACAAACGCCAACGTATCCCCTGCGGTTGGAAGGAATCTCGTAATAAATGGGGCAATGAACGTGGCCGCCAGAAATGCGTCTGTGGCAGGCATTGGTGCTAGTAGTGGATATTTTACTTGTGATAGGTGGAGGATTGATACATCAGCTAGTGCAGGTCGTTTAACGATGTCACAAACAGCAGATGGCCCCAATGGTATTTCTGCTAATTGCATTAAATTAGATTGCACTACAGCAGACACTTCTATTGCTGCGGGTGAAAATATGACAATACAACACCGTTTTGAAGGACAAAATATTCAACGTATAGGTAGCGGCGTAGCTGGGGCAAAACAAATTACTTTAAGTTTCTACGTTAAAGCTAGTGCAGCATTTACTTTTGGGGCAGAGCTATTTAATGGTGATAACAATAGGCAAATAACTAAACTATTTGATACCACGACAGACTGGGTTAGACATGAAATTACATTTCCTGCAGATGTAGACGATGGCTCTAGTCCATTTGTTGATGATAATACAGTAGCTTTATTCCTAGTATTTCACCTACATGCAGGGTCAACTTTTACAAGCGGCACACTAAACACTGCAGCCTTTGCTGATACAACAAACGCTAATCGTGCCGCTGGTATAGACAGCTTCTATAGCAACACTGCCAACAACTTCTTTCTCACGGGAGTGCAGATGGAAGTTGGCCCAGTTGCAACGGAATTTGAGCAAGAGGATATAAGTGTTACTGAAAACAAGTGTATGCGATACTATGAAAAACAAAGTGCAGATAATGGAGAGTATATAGCTGTAGGTTATAATGAAAGCACAGGTAATGGGCGTGGTATTATACCTTTTAAAGTAAGAAAAAGAGCAGCACCTACAATGACAGATTCAGGTACTCACTTTGCAGCACTTTCTACGGGTAGTACGGGAGATGCAGCAGATGTTACTTTTGATGCTGCAACTTTAGATAATGCACGTTGGATTCTAACAAATAGTAATACCACGTTAGTAGATGGTGGCGCATCTTTGTTAGTTTCTAAAGTTGATGGTGCTTTTGTCCAAGCAGATGCGGAGTTATAATTATGATTAATTCAATGACAATTTTATCGGCACAATATATAGCAAGTGACGAAATTAACACGGCAGTTAAAGCTACTATAGACGGACAAATAATGTTTGTCCCACTAGACCCAGCCAACAGACACTACGCAGAGATACTACGCCAAGTAGATGCTGGCACATTAACCATTGCGGCTGCTGACTGATGGAGTTTAACTGGACAGTAGTAACAGTAGTGGGTGCTTTGTTAGCTCAAGGTGCTGCTATTGTTTGGGCTGTCTCAGGTATGGTGTCTGACATCAAGTACAACAGGGCTAACATATCTGAGGTGCAGTCTAGCAGTGCAAGGCTATCCGAT